AGTGGCTATACGCTGTTGGAGAATGTGGTCTTGCGTTGTGCGGCGGAATCCCCGTGATGCAGGAGCTCTACAAATGCTATATGCGTTGTGGAGTTGCCAGCAAAATGGGAGAAGCCGTGCATATGCAAAGCGGAGCTCGGATGTTGGCAAAGGGCCTAGCATCCAAGGAGCTGCCAGTAAGCGATGAAGCTAGAGTATCCTTCATGGAGGCTTGGGGCCTGACCCCCGATGAGCAAACCGCACTGGAAGAGTACTACGCAAACTATCAAGTTGAGTACTCCGTTGACCACCTTGAAAATCTTGAACAGATTCATTCCTCACCCTACTAGATGCGATTTCATGGCAATTATTGCGGCCCCAACTGGTCTGATGGTAAACACCAGCCCAGTGTGGTGGGAGAACTGCCACCTATTGATGAGTTTGACGCTACTTGCAAGCGGCATGATGCACATTATGCTCTCGGGCATGATCTTGTGGATGCTGATTTCGAGTTTGCAAAATCAAATCTCGGACGTGGGTGGAAAGAAACAGCAGCGGGCGTTCTTGTTGGAAGCCAAGGGGCGCTGCGGGCCGTTGATAAATTTCTTCCTAAACTTATCACGAACAAAACAAAAATGACAACTCGGTTGCGTGGATCCGCGAATCCACCTCCACAAAAGAAAACCCAGAAAAAGCAGAAAAGCACAGTTGTGCCACAAAATACTGGAATGCAAATCACACAAAGCTTTCCGTCTACTTCTATTGGTACCACCATCAAGGCCACGAAGCCGCGTATGGTGCGTGACACCAATAGTGCCCGCCTACAAGGTCGGGACTTCATTGGCACTGTTGAGTGCAATGGAGTCTCGACGTTCGGCATTGGTAAGTCAGCCCTGCTCAGTCCAGCATACTTTAGCAGCACGTTTCTAGGAAACCTTGCTAGAAGTTTCGAAAAGTATCGCTGGAACAAACTTACCGTTCACTACGTACCCAAGGTTGCAACATCTGCCATAGGACAGGTCATCCTATGCAGTCAACGTAGTGTGTCCGAACCTTGCCTCCAGCCGGAGGCAGGCACTTTCCTTGCGCGAGCAATGAGCCAAGGAAATGCCGTGTTCACCCCCCTTTGGCAACCGGCAGCAATCACGATTGACTGCAACGGTGAATTCAAGCTAATCGACCCAACAACTACCTCTGATATCGATGATTCGATCCACGAGGAGTTGCAGGTGTACACACAGG